TGGCATAAAGACAGGCAACATAACAGCCACAAAAGTACTATTAAAGAAAATGATATTTGATGGTGATACTTTTTATGACATTATAATGAAGGCTTATACCAAAGCAGCAAAACAGACAGGCAAAAAATATATATGCCGCATGGATGGCACTAAACTTTCTGTGCAAATAAAAGGTGAAAAGGTAAAGGACTTTGTTTTACAGGAAGGTTATAACATAACAAATGCCAGCTACGAAGAAACCATAGAAAACATGGTAAATATTGTAAAAATTTACAATGATAAAAACAAGCAGGCTGGTGTAGTTAAAAATGAAAAACATATAGAAAAATATGGTATTTACCAGGAAACCTATAAAAAAGAAGATGGCGTAAATGCAGCCACAGCGGCTAAAAGCCTGCTTAATGGCATTGAAAAGAAAATAAATGTTGAGGGCATAAACGGTGACCTGGACTGTATAGCCGGGAACGGGGTTAAAATCCGCGATTAAACAACTGGTTTAAACGGGCTTTTCTGGATAGAAAATGATACACATACCTGGGAGAACGGCATACATACAATGAGCCTGGAACTAAGCTTTAAAAATATAATGGACAGCAAAGAGTACGAAGAAGAAAAGACTAAAAAAACAAAAAAAGACAAAGAGGACAAAAAAGACAAGAAAAATAAGGGAGAGAAGGTGGCGCATAATTGAACGCATATTCTGAACTGCTTGGTATAATGCGGAAAGAAGGGAAAAAAGACAACCCTCCGCCAATACAGCATGGCATAATGAAAGATGCCACAAGCTGCCTGGCAGGGGAACTCCTTCTTTCTGGTGATGACCTTCTTGTGGTGGAACATTTAAAAACTGGCTACCATTATGCAGTAGACGGGGACAGCCCTCCGTTAAAAGATAAAAGTACATATATAGAACCATTAAAAGAAGGCGATACAGTAGCGGTCTGCCGCCTGGATGATGAAAAATATATCATACTTGGAAGGCTGGTGGGATTATGAGCCTGTTTTTTCCTGCATACATAGAAGATGAAGAAAATTTGGAAGAGCTGGGGGAAGAAAAAGAAACACCAAAAGAATATGGCATTGATTTTTCAACAGGACAGCTCACAGGGCAGGTTGTTGAAGGGCTGGAAGCTGTAAAGGTATGGATATGGCTTACATTGCAGACGCCACGCTACAGGCATTATATATACACCTGGGACTATGGCAGCGAATTTGAAGAACTGGCAAAGCAGACATATACAGAAGAGTATTTAGAGGCAGAAGCGTTCCACATGACGGAAGACTGCCTCCTTGTAAATGAAAACATAGAAAGCATATCAGATTTCTGCGTAAATATTGAAAAAGACACAGCATCCATATCATTTACAGCAGAAACATTGTATGGAAGCATAGAGTTTAACAGCCTGGCAGTGGCAAGACCAGGGTAAGGGGGATTAAATGCTGTATGATGATAAAACACAGGAAAACATAATATCTGACCTTAAAACCGCATCAGGAAGCGGTACAGATACAAGGGAAGGGACGCTTATTGACCATTCGTTCAGAGGCGCAGCAGCAGAATTTGAAAAAGCATATATAGAACTGGGGCTTATAGACCAGAACGGCTATGCAGAAACGGCAGACAGGGAACACTTAATATTAAGGGCAAAGGAAAAAGGCATAATGCCGCTTACAGCAACCAATGCCGTATGGGAGGCTGTTTTTAACATAAACATAGAAAAAGATGCCCGTTTCCTGGCAGGTGAACTTACATATATCTGTACAGGACAGACAGAAACAGACACATATAAACTTATGTGTGAACAGGCTGGCACAAAAGGAAATGTAAAACAGGAAGGGCTTTCGCCTGCTGAATACATTGATGGCTTTGAAAATGGGGAACTAATAAGCCTTTTAATCCCTGCACGTGACGAAGAAGAAACAGAAGTGTTCAGGGAACGTTATCTTTCCATAGTATCTTCGTCAATGGCATTTGGCGGCAACCGCGCACAGTACAAAACACTTATGCATAACATAGATGGTGTGGGTGCGTGCAGGTTGTACCGCGTCTCACAGAATGTAAGAAGGATAAAAATATATTTTCTTGACAACACATATAAAACACCAAGCAGCGCGCTTGTGTCAGATGTGCAGGAAATTATAGACCCTTCTGGCAGGCAGGGGGAAGGTGAAGGGGAAGCACCAATATTCCATGTTGTTGATGTTTACCCATGTGCATCAGAAACAGTAGACATAGAAACAGGGATAACATTAGATACAGGATATACACTGGAAAACCTGCTGCCATCCATACAGGAGAAAATAGATGCTTATTTTCTGGGACTTGCTAAAAAATGGGAAGATGCAGACTGCATTGTGAGGGTGCTTAAAATAAACCAGGCAATAGCGGATGTTGAAGGGATAGTGGATGTACAGGACACAGCACTGAATGGGAAAACAGAAAACCTTATGCTCGGGCAGTGTGCAGTACCAGTAAGGGGTGCAATGACATGCAGATAATAAATTATTACCCGCCTGTGGTAAGCCAGATAAAGGAAATACAGCAGATTGCAGCAGCAGAAGACAGGGAATTTTCAAAGCTTGCAGCAGCAGAAGACAGTGTTTTAAAAAATATGTTTATTTCAACTGCGGACGGGTATGGCATTGAAAGGTTTGAAAAACTTTCGGGAATAACACCAGATTCAGGCATGACACTTGAAGAAAGGAAAATGCATGTCCTTGCGGTGGCAAACAAGTGCAAAATGACCCTTCTTGAATTAATGTTCATGCTTTCGGCATACCCTGGCAATATAAAGCTGTTATGTGATTACAATGCTACAGAAATGTTTGTAGACTTAGGTGAAGACGTAACAGGCACAGGGGTAATTTATGGCATACTGGACAGTTTTCTCCCCTTGCAGGTATATATAATTTTTGCTTTGGAATATGAAACTGTTACAGGGTTTAATGAAACGTACAAAAGCCTTGAAATGGAAACTACAGTAAGATGGTGGAAAGCCGCCTGGTATCTGGACGGTTCTGTAAAGCTGGACGGCAGCAGGAAACTTGATGCTGTGCTGAGGAGGCAGAAAGCAGCCCTTGAAATGGAAACCAGGCAGAATGCTATGGAAAGTTTTGGCATAGAAAGCCTGTTATATGAAATGCAGACCATATCCAGGATAAAAGAAAAGTATGAAGGTGCAGTATTTGAAACAGATATACATACAGATACACAGGGGTCTGTATGGGAAGAGAAAGCAGCTTTTAGAATGGAAACTGTACAAAATACCATGGAAAATTTCAGCGTAGAAAACCTGTTATATGAAATGTATACCATATCCAGGATAAAAGAGAGCCAGAAAAGTTTAATATTTGAAACAGATATACAGACAGATACACAAGAAAATTTGCAACAGGAAACAGGCATAGTATTAGAAATATTTACAGAAATATATGAAGAGTTTACAGATATATCATTAAATGCGGAGAGAAACCTGTGGTATCTGGATGGTTCTGTAAAGCTGGACGGCAGCAGGAAACTTAATGCAAAAAAAACAAGGGAGGTACTTTAAATTGGCACAGAAAGCGATAACTACTATAACAGCAAAAAAGAAGATGCTGCTTGCAAGGGCAGGAAAACTTGAACTTCCTCCAATAAAGCAGATGGCATTTGGCTCTGGCGGGGTAAACAGTGATGGCGGGGTGCTTGAGCCAGAAACAGGGCAGCAGGAACTAAATAACGAACTTTACCGCAAAGATATAAGCAGCATTGAAGTTGTAAGCGATACACAGGTAAGATATACATGCCTTCTGGATGAAGATGAGTTAGAAGGTGAGAATATAAGTGAACTGGCTCTTGTTGATGCTGATGGCGACCTGCTTACAATTAAAAATTTCAAAAGCAAAGGCAAAGATGGCGATTTTGCATTTACCTTTAAAATAAATGATACAATGTAAGGAGGATAGTGGGTATGGCAGATATAGTAGTTCCAGACAGTCCAATGTTCAGACAGACAATAGAAGAAATGACAAAGGAAACACCAGGAAGTTATGAAGAATTTAATCCGCGTTTTGAAAAACTCCTGGAAAATGACCAGTGCCTGAAAAACGCCATATGCAAAAGTGAAAAAATAGAAATGCTTGAAGCAGGGCAGACAAGCGTTATGTTTAACTTTGAACCAGGCGTAATATGCGAAAACAGCAGTATAGGCCTGGAACTGAGTGTATCAGACTTAAATTATGAAAATATAACTGCAGATGGTGACAGCATAACAGTAACATTTGAAGCACAGGAGGACAGGGATGTATATGTAAAGGCGGTGGTAAGTGATGGGCTGGTATAAAGCAGGGCACAAAGAAACAATACATATAGCAGATAACAAAGAAACAACAGAAAAAGGGAGTGCACTGGATGCAAGGCAGGCAAACAGGGACATTGAGGGGACGCTTGCACATGACATTTATAAAGAAATTTCAGAAACAAAAAAATCTGCCAGTGATGGCAAGACAGCCGTAGCCGCTGCCATCACTGCCATGAACCAGGCTACAGCCAGCAGTGCTGCATACAGCACTATGGCGGCAAACATAAAGAAAATATCCAGTGATGCCACCGCTGGGACAGGACATATCCTTACAGGCAAAACAGCATATGCAGGCGGAAAGAAAATAACAGGGACAATGCCAGACCAGGGTGCAAAAACTGCATCATTAAACTGCGGGGGTTCATATACAATACCAGCAGGATACCATAATGGAAGCGGTAAGATAACAGCTAACAGCCTTGCATCCCAGACCGGCGCAACAGCACAGGCACAGCATATACTGGCAGGGCAGACAGCATGGGTAAACGGCAGCAGGGTCACTGGCAATGCAGTATGTACCAGCGGGGTAAACCTTAAAGAATTATATTCATTTTCTGCTCTTGGAAGTGTGCACAGCAGTGGAAAAAGTATTTACAGTGGCGGTTATGGTGGAGGTACACTGTTTAACTACTATACCAATAAAAGCAGGGCAACAAAAACAATAAACGGCACTGTTTATTCTATGGGATGTGTGGCTTTTAACACTGACATAAAAAAATATAACAGTGTACAGAACTGTGTGGGTCTGCTGCTTGAAGGATTAGAGGGTATAGGTGAAGATTTCAGTGTATATATTTTTATTGATAAAGCCTTAACAGATGCTTCAAAGGAAACAACACCTGTGAGGTTATATTATCCCTGGGGTACTGGGATTCTGCATAATGCAATGTTTGGCAGTGACGGCACGCTTAAGTATTTCTGGTATGGCAGCGGTGATGGTAATTCATGGATAGAAGCCCAGTACAGGCTTTTTGCAGTAACATTATAAAGTTTTCAGGTTGACGGCATAGCCAGGAAAATAAAATAAATTCACAGAAAGAAGGTATGCATCATGGACATGAAGTGGTATCCGTCCCATTATTCGGGGGGGGGGACAGAAAATAAGACTGTAACCTTTGACCCGACAAAAACAAGGGAAAACATAAAAAGTGGTGAAAAACATAAAACAATATTCGGAAAGATAGCCAGGTATTTTGAAGATTTAAAACAGGTGGCGTTTACGGGCAGTTATAACGATTTAAACGGAAAGCCGTCCTCTTTCCCGCCAGCATCACATAAACACGCAAAGGCAGACATAACAGACTTCCCATCTTCATTGCCTGCAAGTGATGTTAAGGCTTGGGCAAAAGCAGCAAACAAGCCATCTTACACATGGAGTGAGATAAGCAGCAAGCCATCTGCTTACCCGCCAGCATCACATACACATAGTTACCTGCTGTTATCAGGCGGAACGCTGGAAGGGAAGGCTTACGAAACACAGCCACATGTGGCAAGCCACAAGCAGTACAGCACAGCAGAGTCTTCTGTCGGCACAGAATTAAGGAGGCTGTGCACGCTGGAACTGAACAATTCAAACCTGTATGGTACGAATGTAATAGAGATAGTATACAGCGTGGCGTTCAGGGAATGGCCAATACACCTGTATGTTTATTTTACACATGAAAATGCAAACAATGCATCTGTGAGGTGTTTATATGCTGTTGATGAACTGTATAAAATGTGTGACCTGCGTGACATTGCCCCTTCCACGTATATGGGGAAAGTACACCCGCTTAGTTATAAAACTGGCGGAGGCAGGCCCGGGCTTAAAGAAGGTGTATGTTATGGGTTTATTTACAGGGTGGACAGCACGAAGTTTGACATTTACGTGCAGACAGAAATGGCATGGCCAATATACCATGTACACAGAGTATATGACCCAACAAACGGTGTTAAGTTTATATGGGGGCCTGACAATAAGATAAACATTAACAGCATACCATCTGGTGCAGTTAAAGTGTATTACGGGCCAGATTACCACGCAAAAGCATTTAGTGGCATACCTGTTGAGTAAATTAAGGGCTGTTTTTTAAAAAAGCAGGAATATTATAAGATATTGCCGTATACTGGCAGTTATGGTATAATCCTGGCATGGGGTAACTGTGTTACAAGGTGGAAAGCCTCCCTCACTTTACATAAAAGAGGGAGGTGGTGTATATGAGTACATACGAAGTTTTAAGCCTGTTGTTTTTAGGCGGTACGTTTCTCGTTGCATTGCTTACCTATATTGATAGGACTAATAAGCGCAAATAAATAAGCCTGCCTTGTAATCTTGGCGGATGAAGGCAGGCTTAAAACCAATCTTCGGAGGCTGGCCACTTTGTGGGCGGTTGCTCCTTTTATATACAATATAACACAGCCAGGCTGGTTTTGCAACATGCAGATTTAAGCCTGGCTTTATTAAATAACATGAAGGGCTGTAAGGCTCTTTTTTTTATTGGGAAGGGGGATGCAATGGACACACCAATCACACGTGCGGAACATGATGAGTTCTGCAAACGTATGGAAACAGAAAACCAGCGTCTTGCTGATGAAGACAGACGCCTTGGACGCAGGGTGTCAGTGCTGGAGGACACCACAAGGCAGATGCAGGCACTTACAACCAATGTGGAACGCCTGGCAGTGTCAATGGAAAACATGGCAAAGACACAGGCAGAACAGGCAGGCCGCCTGGATGACCTTGAGGCAATGGATAATTTGTCCGCAATAAATGCCAACGTGGAGAAATTAACCACCCTGCTGGAAAATTCCAAGGAAACATTGGAACGCCAGGAGAAACGCCTTGAAGCCCTGGAAGCAAGGGACGGGGAAAAGTGGAGGCAGGTGACAGGCTACATAATAACAGCCATAACAGGCATTATTCTAGGCTTTATAGCCACACATTTAGGATTTTAAGGAGGGAAACTATGTTAAATGAAAGAAATAAGAAATGGTTAAAAGCTGCTGGCATACGTGCTGTAAAAACAACAGCGCAGGCAGCCATAGGAGGCATAGGCGCTGCGACAGCATTAGGCGGTGTAGACTGGAAGCTGACAGTGTCCACAGCAGTTCTGGCAGGCATAGTATCAGTATTAACATCTGTAACAGGGCTGCCAGAAGTAAAAGAATAATTTTTAGAAAGGAACAGTAAAAAAGATGGAATTAAAAGATACAGCCAGAATGATGGACAGTGAAGACTATAAGGAGCGTTTTAAGGCAGAGTATTACCAGAATGTTATCCGTTACCAGAAATTAACAGCTATGCTTGAAAAATGGGACAGGGGCGGACTGGATTTTGAACCAGCATGTCCGAGAAGTACCTACAATGTGCAGGTTAAGGCAATGACAGATTACATTGCTGTACTTGAAGCAAGGGCAGTCATGGAGGGAATAGAATTACCAGAAATAAGATAATATGGAAAATTATAAAATTGTATCAAAAGAATATTATTCAAACTGTATGTTTGAGGCATTAAAAGCTAAAATCTACAATCCAAAAGTTAAAATTTATTTCTGTAAGCCACGCATAGCCGAAAACGGACATTTCCAGATGTTTCATTTTATGTGGTCTGATGGTATAGCAGATTATGATTTTTCTGATTTAACAGAAAATGGTCTGCCACTATACAGGAACTTGATTTTTAAAGGAGTTATCAGGAAATTTGAATCTGGGTTTGCAGAAAAATATACAAAATACAGGAACAGGAAAGGATGTAAAGGCAATGAAAAAAATTAAAAAAGTAACAGTACATGCAGGACATAACCCGTCAGGCAAAATTGCCTGCGGGGCGTCAGATTTACTGGATGAAAGCACAGAAGCAAGATGGATAACCAGAAAAGTCATAAAACTGTTAAAGAAAAATGGCGTAAAAGCTGTAAACTGTACAGTAAACGATGGCACAAGCCAGGGTGATGTGCTACGCAAAATCTGCGCTAAATGCAACGCTGTGGCAGATTCAGACCTGCACATATCAATACATTTTAACAGTGGCAGGAGCGACAAGAAAGGTGATGGCAGGACAGGAGGTACAGAAGTCCTGCTTACTCAGAATGTAGATGACAAAGGTGACATTGCAAAACGTGTATGTAACCAGATGGCAAAGCTTGGCTTTACTAACCGGGGTATAAAAACCAGGACAGACTTATACTTCCTGAACCACACCAAAGCGCCAGCATTGCTTGTTGAGGTCTGTTTTGTGGATGATAAGGACGACTACATGCTTTACAGTGCAGACAGGACAGATGCTGCACATGCAATAGCCAGGGCTGTGATAAACCACAACAAAGATATTGGTTAAATAAGTGCAGGCATTGCCAGAAACAGGTTAAAAGCAGTTACAGGGAATGGATTAAAATAAGGTTTAACCATATTGATGCCATAGAAAATGAGGATTTTGAAAGCGTCGAAATTTCGACGGTGGTCAAAGGAACACCAAAGAAAGACCATATTATTAAACTTGACACAGCAAAAGAAATGGCAATGCTTGAACGTAATGAAAAGGGTAAACAGGTCAGAAAGTATTTTATTATTATTGAGAAAAAGTATAAAGAAAACCAAAATGGAAATAACCTAAAGTTTCTTATGTGTTTACAAGGTATTAAATTTCTGGCAGATGATTTAAAAATAGCAGAATCAAGCCGCTTATTTATGTATAACAATACATTTAAAGAATTTGGACTGCCTGTAGGTTTCCTTCCACATTATGAAGATAATGTCAGCCGTGAAAGATATTGCGCAACGGTTCTTCTTGAAAGAAACAATTGCGGGATAAAAGTCCAGAAATTTAATAAACTTCTTTTAGACAAAGGTTTTCTTCAAACAAAAGAACGTAAATCCAGTAATGGCAGGATGAAGACTTATAAGTCATTGACAGATAAAGGGTTGCTGTATGGTGTAAATTTAATTAGCAACAAAAACCAAAAAGAAACACAGCCTTATTATTATGCCGATAAATTTATGGAACTTTATAACATAGTCCTGGAATAACATTACATAACAAACCAGACAGTGCCAGGAAACAGGGGCTGTTATAAACTATAACAGCAATATTGTTTAAAATTTACACTACAGGAGGGGGATATATTTATGGACAGCTTTATAAGCTGGGTGGGAGGAAAAAAGTTATTAAGAAACAAAATTTTAAGCCTGTTCCCCGAAAAGCATGGGTTTAACCGTTATGTTGAGGTATTTGGCGGTGCTGGATGGGTTCTGCTTTCGTCAGACAGACATGCAAAAATGGAAGTCTACAATGACATAGATGGAAACCTTGTCAATCTGTTCAGATGTGCAAAATACCATCCTGATGCGCTTTACAAAGAACTGGAATATACTTTGATGTCAAGGGAACAGTTCCTTGACGCAAAAGAGTGGTTAAAAATACCAGGGCTTACAGACATCCAGAGAGCGGCAAGGTTTTTCATAATAATAAGGGAAAGCTTTGGTGCAGACCTTGGCTCTTTCCGCGCTTACCCTAGGGATATGGAAAAAGCAGTAAACAGTATTTTGAAAATATCCCACAGGTTAAAATCTGTTGTAATCGAAAATGCGGATTTTGGATATATTATAAACAGGTACGACAGGGAAGACACATTGTTTTATTTAGACCCTCCGTATTACGGGACTGAAAGTTATTATACAGAAAAATTCCAAAAAGAAGACCATGAAAGACTTAAAGGGCTTCTGGACAATATAAAAGGAAAATTTATATTATCGTACAATGACTGCGGTTATATCAGGGAACTATACAAAAAGTATGACATAACAGCAGTTGACAGAACACATAACCTCGTGGGGGGGGGAACACAAAGCCCAGATATAAAGAACTGCTGGTCAAAAATTATTAATACAATTATATCATGTAAAAGTATTTTTAATATGGCATATAAGGATATGCAGAAGCTCCTTATATGCCATTTATTCTTTAATCCTGCTAAACAAAATATTTAAAAAGTCCTGGCATTTATTATAAAAATATGGTAAAATAGTATGCAAGTTAAAAGTAAAATTCTGAAAAAACAAAAAAATGGCAAAATGTAACACTTTTGTAACACTTTAAAAAATCTTGGGGAAAACGCACCCTTCAAAGCCTTACAAACAGGGGCTTCCCAAGTGGCAGGGTAGAAAT